GTTTTTTTTGGGTGGGCAATTTCGTCGGATATAAAATTATCATCACATTTATGCAAAAAATCAAATTGAAAGCAAAAATCGCTCAAATCGACTTCCGGCAACTCTTGCTCGAGCAAATCAAAATCCCAATCGCTCTCATTTGTCTTGTTGTCGACGATACGCAATGCGTTCACTTGCTCTTCCGTCAAGTCATCAACGCAGACGCACGGCACCTCTTTCAATCCGAGTTTTTTCGCTCCAAGTGCTCGACAATGACCGATCACGATTACTCCGTCACGATCAACCACAATCGGCTGCACAAATCCATACTGCCGAATGCTCTCGGCTACATTGTCAATTTGGGTTTGATCGTGCTTTTTCGCGTTTTTCTCATACGGTTTGATACTGTCCAGCGCTCGCATTTCAACTTTCATTCAAATGCACCTCCTAAATCTAATTGTAGCAGAAAAGCCGCCAAAAATCAACGCTTTGGCGGCAAATGGTAAAACGCGCGATATAACTCCTCCGCTGTGTCCAGGTTCTTGTCATCGGTGTACGCTTCCGTTGCGGCGGTGATTCGTTCATCCAGCGCCAGCGCTTCACGGCTCAAAAACTCTGCCTCCGACCGCAGCTTGGTGCAGTTGTACCGCAATGCTCCTTTCTGCCGTTTGGCGGTTTCCTTGTCCATCAGCCCAGCACGGAACAGCCGATATATAGCCAACAGGCCGATATACTCGGCGCTGTCCGCTGCTGTCAGCCCTTTTGGTAAGATTTTGCCGTCAGCGGCAGATTTTTCTAAACTCTTGTCCATTATCTCGTCCCTTTCTGCAAAGCAACCTACAATGTAGTAGTGAGTTTGTAGCGACCCATTTTTGGCTCAACCACGCCAAATTTTAGACTTTCGAGCCGCTACAAACTACAAAAACTACGGTGTCTGCTATAAATATATTTCTATTTTTACTTTTTTCCTTATTTTATATTATTCTCTCAAATAATGTAGTGTTTGTAGTGTTTATATAGAGAATGTGGTTTTTTTGGCTTTGTTGCGCCAAATTTTTGCACTACAAAGTCTGACTACAAAGTCTACTACAACGCTACAAACACCACGAAAGCGGAGGATTTTCGGCTAAATTTCAAGGATGTCGTCAAGGTCGATTTGGTCGGAATTATCCTCGTTCGCCCACCAGCGCTGGTTTCCATACACCGGAAACTTCTTCGGATAAGGCTGCTTGACCCACCCGCTCATTGATTGGAGTATGAGCCCGATCTCTTGGCTTTCCTTTTTGGTAGGCTTGGAATATTCGCCCATCCGCAAAGCCTCCTGCCAAAGTTCAAGCACGCAAATCTCGGTTTTGTTTTCCAAATAGTCCTCAATCATACCGACACGGAAATCATCTTCCGTTGCTTCTGCCTGCTCCTTGCGGATGTCGTCAATCAGCGACCGGTCTGCATACGGCAGCAACTTGCCGGCCTTGTACAGTTCAAGCGCTTCTGCCCAGCACTGTCGGATGTCGGCTTTGATTTGCTTTTCATTGTCAAACAACTCATATCCGCTTTGCTTCACCCGCACCGGATAGAACCGCCGGTTGCCTGTCTTGTCGGTCAAAAACTGCTCTTTGTTGGTCGTGCCTATAAAAATGCACTGCCGTGGGTGGTCGGTCACTCGCTTGTCAAATGGCATTCGGTAGCGATCATTTAGCCGGGTAAGATAGGACTTGACGGCCTCTTGCTCCTTGGTGCGTGTCATTGCAAGCAGTTCCGAAACCTCACAAATCCACGCACCCTCGATGGATTCAATGCCGCGCTGACCATCAAACTCGTTGACCTCCGTGAAATATTCGTCCGCCAAAGCAAGCCAGCGGATCAGCGTTGACTTGCCCTCGCCCTGCTTTGTGCCGATAAGCACCGGCATATCGTCGAATTTGCAACCTGGATTGTATAGCCTGTGGATACCGCCGGCAAAGATAAGGCGGCTGACTTCTCGGGTGTACGGTGTGTCTTCGCATTTCGTCCACTTTGCTAAGAAGTAGGAAATCCGCGAAACGCCGTCCCATTCCAATCCGTCCACAATCTCACGCACTGGGTGGTATTCGTGATGAGCCAGCACAATACGCATAGCGTCCTCGCTTTTCTGTACGCTGTGGAAGCCGTACTTCTTCTCAATATACCGCCGCATTTCTGCGTCGTCAGCGTCCGTCCACCGTTCAGCCACTCCATTGACGGTTTTCTCCGGGCTGTATGTAAGCAAGTTAAACTTTATACCGGAGAACCGTGGGTCGCCCTCGAGTACCTTTACAAAGTTGTCTATCGACACCACCGGCCGGCCGTTTGCATCAAAATCCAAGTCAACACCGCAGCGCAGCTTTGCATTTGTCCGCTTGTATTCTTTGGCAAGGCTCTCGTTGGCCTTGTTAAACGCTTTGAGTACGCTCTTGAATTCCTGTTGTATGCCGAATTCCTTTGCCTTAATAGCCATCAGCGCCGCCAGCCTTGCTTGATCCTCCGGCCGCTCCTCACATAAGTCCAGCAGCAGGTCGGTGTTAAGCAGTTGCTCCGGCGTTGCAATTACTTGTATCTGTTCATCTGTAAGCACTTCCTCGCCTCCTTAAATCGGCCTGTGTGAGCCTTTCATCTGCCAAGCCTATCCGTTGTAGCGCTTCAACAAAAAGTGGGTTTAACGGCTCTGTGGCGGCCTGTGGTCGGTATTTGCGCAGCTGGCAGTCCAGTCTTGCCCACTCGTCGAACGCTGCCCAGTAGTCACGCTCCAACCGCTCCTGCATTGCCTTTTCTGCCTTGCGCTTTTCTTTGCGTTCCCTGGTTGCCCGCTCCATCTTCCGCTGTTCTCTGACAGAAATTCGCTGTCCAATCGGCAAGCCAAGCGAAAAGTCCGTGTTCAACTTCTCGCACGCTTTCAAGAAAGAAATTCCAAAATATTTTTGTACGAATGTCAAAATGTCTCCGTTCTCTCCGCACGCAAAGCAGTGGTAGCCATTGCTTCCGGAATAGACCTGCATTGACGGCGTGTTGTCGTTGTGGAAAGGGCAGACAGCCCGCCCTTTCCTGTCAATGTGAATTCCGTATGCTTCCAGCACCTCCGCCGTGTTTAGCCGTTCCTTGATTTCTGTTGCATAATCAATCATCTGCTTGCACCAAAATATACTTGCCGTCACTGTTGCGGTACGGCTTATCGCCATATTCTCCGGACAACATCTTTTTAATGCTCGACATACATCTTGTCTTAAACTGGTTGCCTAATGTTGGAAGAAATTCCGGACAAGTTTCGCATTCTTGAGTTCTGCAAAACTCGCTTTCTGTCATCGCCCGCAGCTTTATACGCTTTTTCATTCATCTTTCACCTCCCTGTGCTCCCAAATCCGCCATTTCCGCGTTCGGTGTCTGCCAGTTTTTCCACCAGTACCAACTCCGGAGTGTCGATCTTGACCACCTCCTTTTGTTTTGACAATTCTTGTGTTATTTTCCTTTCACCTTTCAATTTTTGTATCCATACTGTGCAAGCCTTTCTTTTGCTTCACGATATAGCACCTCTTTAATCAACTTCGGCGCCGTCCTGGCGGTGCAAAAAAGAACGACACAGTTATACCGAGCCATCCAAGCCGTTAGGCTTGCCACCAGGCACTGCGGCAGAACCTTTGATCGGTAACGCCCAGCGTATGCAGCCTCCCAGCTTTCGCCCTCGATCAGCAGATAGACTTTGAAGCCTGCCGCCATTGCTCGCTCAAACTCACGAACGAACCGATCTCGGTGCTGAAAGAAATTACCGCAAATTTCTGTCAATGACATTTTGCGCTCCACCACAGCTGGGCAAATCCATTTGCCAAATCCAGGTAGGTCAAATTCCGCCCCGTAGTCGCCGAAGTCCAGCTTATCTTGACGATACGGAACGCCAAAGGCTTCCCATCTCTTGACGGCCTCCGCTGTTCGGTGTTCTCTCGTGTCAACAACGATTTGCATTGTGTCCAGCACCGCCTCAATTTCAGCCTGCCGCATTAGAACGGCAGGTCGTCATCGTCGCCGTCGTCGATGACTTCAAAATCAGCGTTGCTGTCAACGGCAGCCGGTTTTTGACTTGCAGGCAGCGGCTTTGCCTTTGGCGTCTTGAACTTGCCGTTTTGGATGTCCTGCACCGACAGAATAGAGCAAGCCTCGGTCGTCCAGCCGGTGTTGCCATTGTACTCCCATTCTCTCTCTCGGAACAGAACGCCAATGCGCTTGCCTTTGAGTGCCGTTTCGTCCCAGTCCCAATGATAGCCGTCGTTGCTCTCCTCTAAGCAAGCAATCAAGTTTCCGAACCGCTTCAGCTGGCTTTCGTACCACTGATTGGCCTTATCCGGAACCGTCACACGGATGTTGCCTTTCCATTTCTTGTCCTCGAAAGGTGAATTTTTAAACTGCAGACGGAAGAAGTCTTTATACTCGCCCTCGTCGATGTCAAAAGAAACGACCAGCACTTCGCCCCAATCGTATGTCTTGATGAGCGCATTTACAATCTTCACCACATACCCACCAGCGGGCAGCGGGTCGGATGACATCCCTGTTTTTTTTGCTTCGAAATCAAACTTTTTCATTTTTCAAACTCCTTTTGTTCTTCAAATTTTAGCGGGCAATCATACCCAATATAATGCTCCGGAAATTGAACCGATTGCTGATTAAGCTGGCAGTATCGCTTGCTGCTCGACAGATACGGACACTGTACACAACACACAAAGCTGCGACCTTGCCAGTCTACTGGAAAGTGTACAACGACAGTGGCGGTTCCGTCAATAAACGATTTAACGCCGTTCAGCGTTTCACTGCTCATCGGTTGCACCGCCAATGTCGTAATATTCACGGATAACGCTGTCAACCGCTTTGAGATCGTTGTCGATCAAGTCTTGGTCGAACATTCCCAACGGGCTCTTGACGGTGTCCTGTCCGTTGTTGTGCGTTTGGAAGCAGTATCGGCCATCTTGCACAACTGTCTTGAGAACGATTGTGAACCGCCCCTCAAGAGTAACATAATTGTCCAGCATTTTCCCAATCGTCTTGAAGTGCTCCCGGCCATCGTCCATTTGGTCGCTGTGTCCTAAGAAGTAGACGATTTTGTCGTCCGGCAGCTTGGCGGCAAATTCAACCAGGTGATTGAACGAAAGAGCCATATCGGTGAATTTTTGATACCCTGTAACCTTAGCGTTTCGCATAAACTCGTTGACCATCAAGTAGGTTGCGTCGTCGATCACAATGGACTGCTGCGGTGCTGCTGCAATAGCCTTTTCAATCTTGGCATAATTGTCGCTATTGTAGGTCTTCAATTTGTTTTTGAACGGCAGCGGCTTTCCACTCACATTTACGATTGCCACATCATCCGTTGCGAAGTTTCGCAAGCTGGTGGACTTGCCTGTGCCGCTTTGGCCGTAAATCATTACAATGATAGCCATTTTTTTACTCTCCTTTCTCTTTGCCCGCTGCTGCGAGCAGAACCATACGAACATAAGCTGACATAGTCAGCCCCAGCAGTTTAGCCGCCTGACGGATTTGCTCTTTCTCGTCGTCGGTCATTTTGACCAACAGCAAGTTGTCCCTAATTGTCGTGTCGCTCATCTCTCACCCTCCTTTCTATCGTGTTCAATGAAGCGCTCGCAGAACCAGTCCTCGTCCGCTTCTATCACCGGCGAAAGGTCAACCTCTCCGGCTTCAACAGCCTTTCGGATTTCTCTCTCGCAGATTTCCTCGATTTCGTCCGGGTCTAACATTGAAACTACCAACGCAGATAGCTGAACGCTCTCTTTTTCGTCTCCGACGATCTCCTTGACTGTGTCAAACTTCCAAGCAGTCTCGCCCAAGCAGTCGGAGCAAACGCCGTGCGGCATATCCTCTTTGTAATGTTCTTTGCCGCAAATCGGGCAAACCATCTTGTCATCGTCCATAGCTTCTGCGCAGCTGTCACACACGCCGCCGCTGATCTCCCAGCCGTCAACGACACGGCCACAAATCGCACATCTGTTCATTTCTTGTTCTCCTTTCTTGCCGGGCTTTGTTCCCGCCCGGCGCTATCTTATCTTTTTATCTCCCGTCCCAGCGGCTGCCGTCGCCGTCATTGACCAGCAGCACACGGCAGCATTTGTTTACCAGCTTGTCGGCGATCTCCACCCGGCTGTCCTCCGTGTAGCTGAAGCCTTGTATTGCCATCGATATACACACAAGCGCGTCAGTGTCGAACCCATCGCGGTTGAACCGCACAGCCATTTGGCAAATGCCATCCACTTCCTCGTCGCTGCAAGCCGTCAGCCAGCTGTTGGCGGCTATTTCTTTTTTCAGAAGATCAATCATTAAAATCCGGTGTTCTTTTAGTGCCATTTTGTCTTCCTCCTTTTTAGTCATTCAAAATAAGTGGTGCAACATTCTGCGTTCAGTACGAACATAATCTCTGGAATGTTATAATCCGTTTCGCTATTATCTTTTATCATTTCAGCAATGCACTCAAGTCGAGCCTTGCTAACATTTTTGCCCTCACGATTAATGTCACCTACGAATTCAAAAAGAGCATTGTATGCGTCAATATCTCCGCAAGTGAACCAATCGTGTTCAATGCAAGCCTGTCTTACTTTTGCGCCGGAAATTCGTCTAATTTCTTTCATATATATTCTCCTTTCGTCTGGAAGTTACTCTCCCTTTGACATTTACTATATTACACCCAAAAAGCGGAAAAGTCAATACTTTTTTTATATCTTTCTTATATTTCTTTTATACAATCGGTATAAATCTTGCGTGATATGCTCGTGGAAATACAAACTGTAAAATTCTAAAATAGAGATAGAAACGGAGGGAACAGTCAATGTATAACACATTCAACGGATATATGCAGGGCGTGCAGCCCTACGGAAATCCATACGCTGACAGACTTGCGGCAATGCAGCAAAATCAAGCAATGCAACAGCGTTGTGATGTGGTCACTGTCAACGGAGAGAACGGAGCGCAGGCCTACCCGCTGGCACCGAACAGCAGCGCATTACTGCTGGACGAAAGCCAGCCGCTTGTGTGGCTTGTAAAGACAGACGGCGCAGGTTACAAGACTGTGTCGGCATTCAACATCACACCGCACGAACAGACGCAACAGCCGACAAACGCAGACCTTGAACAGCGCATAGCAAGACTGGAGGAGATCATCAATGCGCAACCCGATTCTGGACGCAATGCGAAAACCAAACAGCGGGCAGCAGCCGCAGAACCTGCCGGCAAATAACGGCGGGAATTTCTTGCAGCAGCTTGCTGAATTCCGCAAAGCCCTTGGTGGGAAAGACCCGCAGGCGATTGTACAGAATTTGCTCAACACCGGGCAGATGAGTCAACAGCAATTTCAACAGTTGAAAGCCCAAGCGGAGCAAATCCAATCAATGTTAAAATGAGGCGGTGCACAGCCCATTTTATAAAAATCTAACGAAAGGAAAACAAAAAAATGGATAACTATTCACTTTCCGACCTGCGGGCAGCCGTAGGTGACGACAATGGCGCATTTGGCGGCAACGGTGCTTGGTGGGTGATCCTGCTCTTCCTGTTTTGGGGCTTCAACGGCAACGGCTGGAACCGACAGGGCGAATTCGGCCAGTACGCAACCGCTGCCAGCCAGCAGGAGATCCTGTTCGGCCAGCAATTCGGCCAGCTGAACGACCGGCTGAACACTATCGGCAACGGCATTTGCGACAGCACTTTCGCGCTGAACAACAGCATTTTGACCGAGGGTCGAGCAATCCAAGGCCAGCTGGCAGACTGCTGCTGCAAGAACCAGCTTGCGACGGCCAACCTGTCTGCACAGATGAATCAGAACGCTTGCGACATCACAACGGCGATTCACGCAGAGGGCGAAGCCACCCGGCAGCTGATTCAGACGAACGAGATCCAGGCGCTGCGTGACAAGGTGACAAGCCTTGAAATGGACAGCCGTTTTTGCGGCGTCGTGCGCTATCCGACAAGCTACGCGTACAATGCGGGCCCGTCTCCGTTCTGCGGCTGTAACAGCTGCTGCAACATTTAACAACACACGCCACCACGGCGAGGATTTAACCCGGCGGGGGCGGCAAAAGCTGCTCCCGCTAATCTTTTACGAAAGGAAAAAACTAAAATGTCAAAATCTGCAATTTATGTAACAAATACCACCGAACCCACAATCACGGCCGGCAGCGTTATTCCTGTTGGAGTGACCTCACGCCGCTTTGGCTGTAACATCCGGCAGGACGGCAACACAATCACGCTTTGCGGAAGCGGCTATTACAAGGTGACCGCCGTGGCCACCGTTACGCCTCCTGCTGCTGGCACTGTTTCTTTGACAGCCCAAAAGGACGGCGTCTCCGTGATCGGCGCAACTTCAAGCGCCACCACAGCCGCTGTAAACGAAACCGTTACGCTGACAGTGAGCGCCATTCTCCGCAATGCCTGCGGATGTGACAGTTCCATTCTGTCCTTTGTGCTTGGCGGTTCTACTGCCGTTGTCAACAACCTGTCCGTGACGGTAGAAAAACTGTAAAGGCGGCCGCCTATGACTGCAAGTGAAATTTTTGGGCGCATAAATGCCCACCAAATCGAGGGAATAATGCTGCACAGCCAGCTGGCTGAATATTTCGGATTCTTGAACCTTTGCGGCTATCAGCGACAGCAAGAATGCCAGGCGATGTCCGAGTTTTTTGAACATCAAAAAACTGCCCTGTATTTCGTCTCGCGCTTCAATCATCTGCTGCCGGAAGTGACCGCCAAAGACCCGGAGATCATTCCAGACGCTTGGCGCGGATATACCCGCCAGCAAGTGGACGCAGGAACCAAACGCAAAGCCGTTCGCGACGCATTTCTACGCTGGCACTCTTGGGAAACCGAAACCAAGAAGCTTTACGAACAGGCATACGCAGACTTGCACGAACTTGGCGAAGTTGCCGCGTCTTGTGAAGTCAAGAAACTTGTTCAGTCGGTAGACTGCGAGTTGGAACGCGTCGAAAGACAGCGCATAAACTTAGAGTGCCTGGATTATGACCTTGCTGCGATCTGCGCAGAGCAAGACGGATTGCTCGCAAGATATTCTCTGAATTATGGCGTTGTGACAGCCTAAAAAAAAGGGCGGAGCCTTTCGCTCTGCCCTGTTTCTTAATATTCCCGCTGCACATTGACCAGCTTTCCGTGCTTTGCTTCTGCGTGTTGCGATTCGACTTTATCGAACCCAGCACACCAGCAGCGATACCCGTCTGCGAAAGTGTAAACGAAAACAACCTCTTTGTTCATTTTATCACCCCCAATACGAAAGGAAAAAGCTATGATTTCTTTGGATATACTCAATCAAGATATACTCGACCTGGAACGCAACCACGACACGACCTGGGCAACGGTTGAGCGCCTTGCCTGGCTATATATCGTCCGTGACCACCTTACTGGCGGTGCAAGCAAGTCCACCAAGCCTGTGAGCACTGACGGCTCCAGCGACTTCTTGGCTGCCGCTGACGGATTGGACACCTGCCAGGTTCTCGACCTTATGGACGAGCTAATGGACACGCTCCAGGTGATCGCTCCAGCGCTCTATCACTCCGCAATGCTCCGGTTGGACGCACTGGAGCCGTCCTCATCCTTGCCAAGTGAGCAAGCAAGTAAATAGGTCTGCTGAAAGTCTGTAATTCGGGCGACTGGCTGCTGCTGGTCGTCTTTTTTGTGCCCATCGTCCTCCCAATCGTCTACGGCAAGCATAACGCCCGCTAAGACGGTTAAACTGCCAAAGACTATAAACGGTATAGGCAACCACCAAAACCGCTCTGAAACCAAGCAGAAGCCCACGCAGGCCACCGCACAACCAAGCCACCGCAGCACGGCAGATATTGCATTTCTCATTGCTTTGTCGCCTCTCTTTCCAAGTGCTCGGCAAGTTCAATCAGCCGCTTGACTTCTTTCCGTCTGCCGTCCAGCTTTAGCCAAATCTTGTCCGGAGTAAATTCCGACGCGCCCTTGATATGTAAGGCGTTCAAAAATGCCAACTCTGTTCGGCTCTCTCCGTGTCGGCGGCAAATGTAGAAATGCCGCTCTCCGTCTAACAAGTGTTGCAGCAGCACCGCCATATAACGGCTGTACTCCGGCAGCACACGCTTGTTTTTGCCGAACAGCTTTGTCGAATAGCCGCCAAGGTGCCAGTAGATTGTCTGGTGAATGTCCATCGCATTAGCCCTCCATCTTCTTCAAGTCGTCGTAGCCCTCAATGCAGCGTTCCGGGTCTCTCGGGTCGTAATCCATCTTGCGAAGTTCAATGCGGCGGTTCTTCATATTGTGACGGTTCTCCCAGCACAGCCGCTCAAATGCCTCCAGCGCCTCCTGTTCGTTGTCTCCAATCCAAAGCAGCTCCTCGTCGCCGGTCTCGCCGTTCTTTCGAATGTCGATGTCAGCCACACTATACCAGGTGCCCTCATAGGCGACTTCATAAGCCCACTTGGTGAATGTTCCAGCCTTTTCGTCCCGCTCCTCGTAGCGCTCGATAGCTTCAAAAGCGTCCTTCAATGTGTCGAAGCGTTTGATCTCTTTCTTGTCTTTTGCGGTTCTCACGATATATGCGTTCATAACTTTCTCCTTCCGCGTTTCAGCTCGCCAGCTTATTATGTGGGCTGGGGCTGATGTGCTCAACCCCAGCAGAAGCATTTAAGCCGTTAAGCCGTAAGCGTAATTAACAAACACAAAAGTGTTTCCGCCGCTTAAGATCTCGCCGGTGAACTCGTCTCGCTCGTAGCTTTCATAGCCTTTTGTGAGTTGCTCAATTTCTTTGATGTCAATGGCCAAATCTTTGATTGTCAGCCAAATGGCATATCCGTCATACCGAACGCCAACCTTGCGGTTGCTGTATCCGTGTTCTTTCAATGCTTGTCTAATTGCTGCAAGTCTTTCACTATCTGTCATTTTTTGTTCTCCTTTCAATAAAGCACTTTTTTTATTTATGCCTTTTTTAATCTTCTGGCCGCTTCATATTCAGTTAAATATGCTCGATCAAGAACATTGCTTCTTTTAACCGTTACCCTTCTACCAGTATAAATGTCACGACCTTTGACCTTTCCTGTTGCAATGTCAATATCGATCAATTCTAAAATGCTGGATGTTGTTTTTGTGTCGTTGTAAAATCTGTAAATCTTTTCCATTGTGTTGTTCTCCTTTCAGCTTCGGTCGGGGTTCCTTTCCCCCTCCCTGTGATTATATAATACCACATTCGGCGGCAAAAGTCAATACTTTTTTTATACTTTTTCAATACTTTTTCTATATTTTTTGACTTTTCCAAAATCTCATCGTAAAATAAAGGCGATTATGCCACCCGCACATCTGTCAGTGATCCACGGCAAGTGTCCCAGCGGTGGCTTTCTTGGCATAAAGAAAACACCCAGCCAGTTGACCGGGTGTTTCCTTCTGCTCGTCACATTCTTGTAAGGAGAAAAGAATATGCTTGTCGGGTTGCCGTCCGACGTGTTGATAGTTACCCGCTGCCTGGCGCAGAGCAAACGCTCAGTCCAGCAGAAATACGGCGCTTCGGGTGGCCGCTCTACCAACAACATCATTATAGCCGATTGCGGCGGTCTTGTCAACGGCCGGCTGTCAAATGTGGCGCAAAATTTTCTTTTCGCACTTGTAGACGATGTTCTGTGCGTGCCGGACAGAAATGTCAAACTCCTCCGCCAGCGGTTCAAAACAAACGCCGTCAAGCCACCTGCGCTTGAATATCCGGCGGTGCTGCTCGTTGAAAATGTACTGCTCTATCAAGTGCTCCCACTGTTCTCTTGACGGATCTGCCACATCGTCAGCCCTCATCTGCTCCACCTCATCTTGACCTCACCCGCCCGCTGCCTTTGCAAGTCGGGCATTTTTTGTAGCCTGAATTCCCGCCTGTCTTTCGCACTCTTCTGCGCGTGACAGTTCTTGTTTTAATCGTCTGTCGTGCCAACCAAATCACCGCCTACGAAATTGTTATCGCCACCGCCTGCCGTGTCTTGCGTTACCGTTTGCTCTGTTTGATTTGTGACATCGTCAAACTGGCTCTCATAGCACAGCCAAGCAATGTTTGAACCGATTAGCGCAAGGATCAAAAAAACGATAATCAAAGCCAGCCGCCGAATGTTCCGCTCCGCCCTGGCAGACACTGCCTCGAATGCTGCGTAAGGCACATTTGCCGCTCCTTGGCAGCCGTCGCACTGTTTGTTGTTGTCCATCGCAATTCCTCCCTTATCCGTGTATAATAATAGATACCACCGATGTCACGAGCGTTCCGACGACGCTGGTGGTGATTATCCATAGCAGCTTATCATACGAAGCAAGCCGCTGGAGCAGCAATTCAATGCGCTTGTCATCATTCGCAAATTTATTGCTGACTGCTCTGTGCCTTTCGTCGCAGGTCGCCCGCCGCACATATCTGTCGTCAAATTCTGACCGCATTGCTTCAAGGTCGTCCTTATTCATTCCCACAACCTGCCCCCCTTTGCTTACTTAACGAACAGGGTGTTGTCAGATTTTTCCCAAATGCAAATCCAACCGCTGGGTATTTTAGCCCACAGGTTGCCCGATTTCGCCTTTTTGACTTCAAGCAAGGAAACTATCGTCCCTTTTTTCAAAAACGCAAATGCGGACCTCTTGGCTGTTGTAGCGTGCTTCTGTCCGTCCTCTGACAAGTCGCTGACCTTTTTGCGCCCGGTATCTGCGCCGCAACCTTTGTAAACTCCACGAACGGCGGTCAAAATGTGCTGGCCAAGGTGAACCACCGGAGCCACCGGCTTCGGCTTCTTGTGGTTTACATCGTTTACGCTGCACAGCGGTTTAACGCCTTTCGGTGCTGTGAACAGCCAAATGCTTCCAATGTCTGCCGCCAGCGCTGACGGCTGCACATAGACTTCTCGATCGTTCTTGACCTTTGTATAAGCCTTTCTACGTGCCGTCAAGGTGAATTTCCCGTCGTACCAATACGGGTCGAGAACGATCAAATTGCCGGACTTGTCAATGCCGCCAACATAGATATAATGTCCGCTGTTGCTGAACAGCCGCTTACCGCCGCCGGTGACACAGATAATGGCGCGCCCACCGTTCCTCAAATGCTTTTTCAGCGTTTCGGTGCTCTTTGTCTGCTTGGCGGTAATGCCGTAAAACTTTTTGAAGTGTTCGGCAATTTTGGCCATATTCGTACCCTCTGCCGCTCTTGCGCCCATCTTGACACACTCGGCCGCCCATTTCTTTGTGTTCATCGTAGCGGGCACAACGCCAAAGTTTCGCAGAACCATCAAGCTGGCGCACACCCCACAGCCGCTGGTGTAAATACATCCGGAAGTGCCGTACTTATACGGATGACTCTTGCTGGCGTACCGAATGCCCTTGCAGGCCTCGGTTGTCTGCCGGCAATAATAAAGAAGTGTGCCCATCACTGCTCCCCCTCGTCTTCGGTGCCGCCCTCGGCCTTTTCAATCTTCAAAACCTCGTCTGCTTTGACAGCCGCAGCCGTAAAACTGTTGTTCTTCCACCAAGCCCACACAGCGGCAACGGTTGCCACCACGGCAGACACTCCGGTGTAGACCTCGTCGTCGCTGAACGGTAGCGGGTTCTTGCCGCAGGCATTCAGCACGGTGTTAAGCAGCGCCACGAACAGCACCACCGTTCTTGCGATTGTTTCTTTGTTTACTTTCATTTTTTTGACCGCCTTTCTTAGTTTTCGCTGCTTTCTTGCAGCTTGTTGATTTCTGCCCGGTATTCTGCCCGCTTTTGACGGATTGGCGCATATTCATCCTCAGACAAAGCGCCGTCCGTGTACTTCAAGCAGAGGTAGTCCGTCTCCTCCAGCTCAGACTTCAAAAACGCAATGCGGCTTTCTGTCTCAACATTCATTTTGCCACCCCCAATACTTCCACCTGGGTGCCCGCTCCGATCGTCTTGCCGTTCGTTGGGAACGACAACGTCTTAATGGCACCATGATTTTCTATATCTCTCATAATGTTGAAGGTGATCCCGCTTGCATTCCATATTGCATTTCCTGCCAAGACGTTGGCCGCGTTGAAGTTGCTGGATATGTTCGTCTTGTTCGTTTGCACGCACACCATGTTGCCGGTGACATCAGCTTCCGCTACCGCAAGACAACCTTTCGCCGCGTCCGTCTCAAACCGGAACACATTTGGCAGAAAGCACTTGGACGTGTAAGAGTTCAGATACACAGTGGCATCGCCGGCCGATGAATTAGAAGCACTGCCAGCCACAGCCATACGCAGCCTGATCTTTCGGCAGGGCTTGGCAAGGTTCCACTGCTGGTTGACCGTGGTGTCCTCGTCAAAGGTCTTGGAGAACACAGGCTCCCAAATCTCGGCAGCAGGGGCAGACCCGCCACTGCCAAACCACGGCAGATCGTTCCAAGCCGTCACACCATCTCCGACCTTTTCCTTTCCTTCGGTGCTGTCAATGCCTCGTTCGCCTTTGTACAGCACCGGGTTGGCGGCTGCCCAGTTCTCGCTTGTGTCGATCCTGGTGGTGAACACGCTGTCTTTTAGATATACGTTCATTTCGTGTCCTCCCATTCTACGACTTCAACGATCAAGAGAGTGCTGTCTTTATATGAGACGATTGTCGTGTCCGGCTTTCCGACATAAGCAGCTTGCACCGTCTGGCCTTCGGTAACCGGTAAAATAATTTGCGAAGTCGAAATCGTTTCATAATTATCGACACGCTTTGTAATTGATCGGAGATGACGCGACCGAGTGCCGTCGGCATTGCTGATGTAAACATTGATTTCACATCGAGTCAGAGCCGTCGAATTCCACATGTACATTTGCGCCGACACCCGAACCTTTTTAACGCCTGCGCCGATAACAACGCCATTGTTGCCGAGGCTAAGACCCGATCCGTCACTGCGTGTAGTCCCAGTGAACGGCAGAATAACCGGATTTTCGTATGTGCCTTCTTTCGTGATCTTCGTGTCACTTGACAAACACGCTTGCAGATAAGACACGCCTTTGTGCGCTTCCAGCTTTGCAACCCTTGCCGATTGGTCATTGATTGCTTCAGTAATCGCAGCGTTTGCGACAGGGTTTTGGCTGCCCTCAGACAGAGCGCTGTCAAGAGTAAAAGCAACGCTGTCCTTGATCGCTCCACCAGCGTCAAACACGAACACGATGTCCTCTCCGGTCAGCATATTTGCCAGTGCTTCCAGCTGCTGGGCTTTCACATTCAACTTGATTGGTGATAATGCCATTTCGGAATTCCTCCTTTATATTTTTATTCTACAATATTACGCTCGCAAAGTCAACCGCAACAGAAGTTCCACGAGCCGCCAATGTTCTGCCGTCAACGGTTGGTGTGCCGTCTGCGCATTGTAAGTAACCCCAGTAGCCGACATCCGTGGTCAGCATTTGGAATAGATCATCTAAGACTTGCAGCCAACGCCAAACTCCGGCCTTGTCAATCCCCCAAGGGTCAATGCGATAACTGCTCGTGATGTAATATACGCTTTCAATCTTGGAAGAGTTAAGCACCTGCATATCCGTTTCAACTCCGTCAAGGACAGCCTTTACATCCGCCAGTTGCGTCCCGCCGTATGGCTGCACAACTCCGTCAACCGTGCTTTGTGGCGGCTTCGTGATTGTTCCAACTTTGTATTTGTCTTTCGTTTGCAGATCAAACAACGCTTTGATGATTTGCGCATTTCGCCAAACATCGTTGAGCACATTCTCTGTCAAAAAGTCGACGGGCTCGTAATAATTTTGGTAGCCCTCGAGTGACCCGGCGGCGACAACGGTCACCTCGCAAACATCCGTGTACTCCTTTTCGTCGGCAGTCACTGTAACACCGATCTGAGCAACACCAGCAGCAACAGCTGTCACCACAGAGCCGTCAACAGTTGCAACGCTTGGCGCAAACGACCGCAACTCTACATCGTAGCCGTCACAGCCAATCGGCAGCACGGTGTAATCTGCTTGCCAAGTGTCCCCAACACGCAGCGTCGTTTGCTTTATATTGAAGCGAACGCCCTCTACTGGAACCTTGACATTGACACGCACCCGGAATTCCGGCACTCCATAAATAGGCAGCGTGCTATTTACAGACAACCGCAGGTCTGCCGTGCCTTTTGCCTTACCGCGCACCAACACGGATCCGTCTATATATTCAGCGCTGCAAACGCTGCTGTTCGTGTTTTTGACTGTCAGCGACTTGTCGGTTGCGTTTTCCGGGTACAAGAAATAGTCAACGCCCTCGACCAACTTTGCGGTTTCACCAAGATTTACAGATATATAGTCTTTTGTAAGTACAAAATCATTCACATAGACTTTCAAGGTTTTGAATGTAACATTCGATGACAGCGCCTGCATTCCGTTTTCCGCCTTGGTGATCCGAACCACCAGCGAATAAACTGTATCGATTTGCAAACCGCGAATATAGAAAAAAATGTTTGCCGATCCGGAATAATTTGTGGAAACGAAATCGCCGCCATTCAGTGAATATTCAACCAGCGATATGTTCGTTCCCGTTTGAAACGAAACCCTGGCATAATCAAATCCGGCCAAAATTTGCACATTTCCGAGAAAAACTGGCTTTGCGACATCCGCTTTGTCCATCGCAGCAATTCCGTTGATCCTGCCGCCACCAATGAGCGTCGTGCCGGTCACCCCGCCAACTTCTCCCTTGATCTCTGCCGCTTTGTAGCCATCCGGGTCGTGCTCCACCAGCTGATTGTACACTCCAAACAGCAGAACCGGCTGCCCACTGCTCGTATCAATCGCCGTGTCGGTCGCTTCGTGCTTCTTGCCGTCAATGGTCAAAATCGGCGCTACGTTCCATTGCCCAGCCGCACCGGTTCCACTGCCTGTGTACTGAATGTACATTTCTGCCGTAACCAGCGAGCTATTTCTCATATTGTCAACGACCGACCGCCAATCAACCCATAGCTTATAATCCGGCGTGTCAAACATTTCGCCAAGAATTCTGCCCGATGCCATTATATCGCCTCCACTTCATATACGCCCGTCAGCGTGTCCGTGACTTTTGTAATCACCATCACCTTGCCCAAAATGTTGTACGCTTTTCCGATCTTAGGCCGGTCAAGGGTGCTGAATGTTATTTTCGTGCGCCGGTTGTTCTGCTCCAGCAATTCGTCGCAGATTGCCTGCGGGTCATCCGTGCAAATGTAAGTTTCATAGCTGACCTCGCTTGCCTCGTCGTTGTCCGCCAACTCAGCGCTTTTTGAAACATACTCAACCGTTGTATCTTCGTATTTGTTTCCGATAATAACAATCTTGTTGCTCGACTTATTAACCACGACGCAATAATTTGCTTCTTTTTTTTCAAAAGTTACATTTTTGCTCGGAGTTTCTGCGACCAGGTCGTCACCGTCCGCATTGTGTCCAGTCACCTCATACGCCTTTAAGTTTGCGTGCGGGCTGCTAAATGTGATTTTTACCTTTTTATTCTTGGCGATGTACCAGTGGTACAACTCCTCGGTATCTTTGACTTGCGACAGCTTGTGCAGCTTCAGCGTGACGGATTTGACCAAGTCTGTCTTGTCGTATTTTGGCGTTCCTACAATGTTTGCCTCCGTGTACTCTACTGCCGTCTCCTCCGGCACTGTCGGAACAGGCTCTGCAAGTAAGCAACGGTTGTTGTCAATCCCGTCTTGGCTGCTGAACCGCAAACCGGAACCAATCGCAATGTATTGCAGCGCTTCTCTTATAGTGCAGATCGGCAAATAGCCGTCAATAGTCGGAGCGTTGGCTATATCCATTCCGAGAACATTATATCCGATAGGCTTTATAATCAACTCAATAACTCTACTTGCGTCGGCTCCGAAGAAACCACCAAGCGTCTGCGCTTCAAACACGGACACAACATTGTACGCCTGTATCGTCGTCGTGTTGTCCCCGTTTTCCGCCCCTTGATTTGCATAGAAGCGTTCAATCGGCTTGTCTCCAACGCAGAAGTCAATCGCCTGCTTGTTCTGCACGAGATAATCACCACGCTGCGGGTCAAGCACCGTCAAGTCAAGCGTATCGTATTCCAACGACTTTGCCGTCAGCGAATACAGCTTCGACAACGACGCGGATATAATGCTTTCGTCGCCAAATTCTCGAGCGGTGCCAAACTGAATACCCCAAATGCCGATGAACGACAGCGGCTCCGCCTGTTCGACAGTCAACGTAATGCTATTCGCATTATCTATCACAAGCGGGAAGAATTCTCCTTTTTCGCTGCCAATAAACTGCCCCAAAGCCACCGAAGCGTTGTCCCTGAACGCCTCTATTTTCAGCGATTTAATCACATTCCGTGATTTTATAGTGATCCCAGACATTGAATAATAGCCTTTAAGCGATATTTCTATCTTAAACGGAAAGTTTGACTCGCCATCGACGAAAAGCCCATTACTGTCGCTTCTGTAAGCCGTTATGACGCCTTGCGCAATTCCGGATTGACCAAACAGCGCTACTTTTTCATTCAAATTGAACCCCTGCGGCTCAAACGACCTAAAATCTTGATCGCCTGTTCCGCTGAACACCTTTGAAACGATACCGCTGGAAGTGTCAAACCCTTTTTGCAGAGCAATTCGGACAATATCGAATGTTGCCCCATTGGCGGCGCTTGCGGAGAAGTCTAAATACTTGAAAAAACCATATTTGTTCTTACTCATCGCAAGTCACCCTCTCGAATGTAACAGACAATGCCGTGCTGTAATAGCTGCCGTCATACAAGACTCCCTTAATGTCGTCGCCGGTCACAGTGACGGAATACTCCCCTGTGTTTGTCCCGATGTTGCTGTCCGGCACTTCAAGCAAGACGCTGTCGGCGGTCATTAGCAGCGTTTTAAGCGCGTCATAAGCCGCAAAATCGTTGTTGAAAAAGGTCACATCGTAGTTAGTGCGCTTGCCCTTAATGTCCCGGTGGCGGCGGCCGTCCATCGTGACGACGTCGTAATGATACTCATACGCCACAGACGGCTTGATGGTACCGACATTTTCATAAACAACGCCGTTTATCTTAATCGCTATCATATCAGCCTACCTCCTTTGCGACGATCTTAAGAACAGGCAGCAGAGCACGAGCAAGTGCGTTCAAGCTGGCGTTCGGGTCGATTCCGAGTGTAACATTGATATTGCCAACACCACCAACGCCACCAGCGCCGGAGCCTTTAACATTGTAGCCCGCGCTGATTGTTTGCTCGCCAAAGTCAAACGATTTCTGTATTTGCGAAAGCACAAGCCACTCGTTCTCTTTAATGCCTTTTGCAAACAACTTCATCATATCCGGAGCGTATGTGTGGAAGTTCGACAACGGGCCTTTTTTCGGCTCGGAGAAGCCCAAAATGTCCCGGACTTTCTGCGCCGTGTTGCTTACTGTGCTTACAAGATTGCCCCACATTTCTTGAATGCCTGACACGAAGTTGTCGATCATATCACGACCCCAGTCGCGGGCACCATCAACGGCTTCGCTAAATCCGTGGCCGACCTCGCTTATAATGTCCTTGCCTATACGGAACAGAGAAGATATGGACCCCGCGACGCCTCTTACGACTGACATTATAATTTGCGGTGCCGCCTTTACAATCTTCGGAAGTGCTGCAACCAATCCTTGAGCAACGCTGACGATAATCGTTATGCCCATTTGCAGGATCTTGGGCAACATTGCATTCAGCGCAGTGATTAAGTTTCCGATAATTACCGGAGCTTGCTGCAAGAGAACCGGCAGCGCATTGATCAATCCGGTAGCCAGCGCTGTGATCAGCGTAACGGCAGCATTAAGCAAGTTGTTTAGCGTTTCGGGGTCTGTCAGCGTTGTTACAATCTGCAATACGACATTAACTATCGTCGGCACAAGTTCCGGCAGCGCTTGGGCAATTCCGAGAGCCAACTGCGTGATTATATTTAGCCCCATTTCCAAAATGGTCGGCAGCATTTCAATAAGGCCGGTTGCAAGAGTTGTGACGACGCTTACCACTGCCGGAAGCAGCGCAGGCAAAGATTGATTTATACCGTCAACCAATGACTGAATGATACCGAGAGCGGCTTCGCCAAGCGATGGCAACACTGCCGTTATCAGTTCAGGTATTTTTTCGGAAATCACAGGCGCCAGCTTCTCGATCAACGAACTGACACCCTCGAGCGCTTGCTGCACTCTTGGAAGAATGTTGTTTGCTGCGGTAGCAACGCTGTCAACAAACTGATTCACGAGCCCCTGGAAGTCCTGGTTGTCGTCCGCCATTCCAGTAAGCAAATTTTGCCACGCTGCCTTAGCTGAATTCACGGAGCCCTCAATAGTCGTCGCTGCCTCACGCTGCGTTGTGCCTGTGATGTCCATTTCCGTTTGGACAACATGTATTGCGTCGACTACATCGGAGTAACTTGACAAGTCATATTTTACTCCGGATATTTTTTCCGCGTCCTGCAGAAGCCGAGCCATTTCCTCCTTTGTGCCGCCGTATCCCAACTTTAAGTTGTCGAGCATGGTATAGTTCTGCTTTGCAAATCCTTTGTAGGCGTTCTCAACGTCCACCATGTTCGATCCCATTTTGTTGGCATTATCCGACATATCGGTAATTGCCATGTTTGCTTTTTCTGCCGCCTTGTCTGTGTCTCCACCAACGGACTGCAAAAGTGACGCAGAGAAACTCGTCACCGTCTCCATATACTGGTTGGCAGACAGACCGGCGGTCTTGTACGCATTTGCGGCGTACGCCTGCACCTTTTTCGACGACTTCTTGAACAGCGTGTCAACACCGCCGACCAGCTGCTCATAATTCGCATACGCTTCAGTAGACTGTTTCACGAGCGCTCCGGCAGCAGTCGCCGCGGCAGTAACGGCGGCACCCGCAACCTTGGCTGCCTTTCCAAGTCCACTCTTGATCTTGTCACCGACAGCGCCGACCTTGTCACTTGCTTGGTCGTCAACTCCGATTTTGACGAATAATTCAAATAAATTCATCAGTCGTTATTCCTTTCTTCGGCCGTGTCTTTCAACTTGCCGAGAATTTGTTGTTTTACCTGCTCAGGTGTGCGTGTCTCCGGCGGCGGCGGGTTGATGATGTCCAAATACGATTTAGTCAAATAAGAACCGCCAGCCGACTTGGCCGTGTTTTCGGTCAAAATTTTTGCGCAATTCGTCAAATAAACACGAAAGGCCAGTTCTTCGGACTGCCGCTCAATAAGTAACGGCAGAGCGAGAACCAGCCCTTGTACTGTCAGTTTAGGGGCGTCAATTAACGCCCTTGTTACGCTTTTTCCGTGGACACGCAGGATTTGAAAAAATCAATCAAGTCTTTGTCTTGTGCCATCTCTTTAATAGCGGTCATTGTCTTGATGATTTTCTGCTGCCGCACCTGCTCGAGCGTCAGCCCATTCACAGCTGCGACAATGCCGAACACATCGTCTTTGTGCTTTTTTAGCAGCAGCGGGACAAGTTCGGCAATTTTTTCGCTTGCAACGGCGATCAACTCCGCTTTGGTACTGTCGCCGTCCGTGCCCTCAAGCTGCATACGCAGAGAAGCAAGCAGTTCTTTATCGCCCAAGATATTCAGCGCGTAAATGCTTACCTCGCAAAGGACATCCGCTGCCCGCTCTGTCGTTAGTTCGGAAATTTTCATATTTGTTTACCTCCTAAACAAAAATTCTTATTTGTTGACCGCAGCGGCCTTGCTCTGCGCAGCCTTGCTTGCACCGGTGGAATAAAACACCATCGGCACGGTCTTTTGGTCAGTGATAGACACATGGCCGGTCAGCTCTACGGAAATCTGCCCCTTGCCGTTCTTTGCGGTCTGCAATGAGAAGCCGCCGGTGGACAATGCGTTCTTAAGCTGAATAGCGACCAAGCCGCCGTCTGCTTTGTCACCAACCCACCAAAGATCGGAAAAGTCCGCCTGCGCGATGTCCGCCCGGGGCGTGATCTTCGTTGTGTCAACCTTGTCAACATCGGCAGAACCAAGCGAGAGCCGGATTGCTTTCGGGCTTGTACCCAAAGCGGTAAACGCCAGCTTGCATTCCCAGCTGTCGAGGTGCTTCAACTCTTTCATACCGTTCGGGCAGTTGTCCACATCCTCGCCGAAGTCGGAATAAGTCGGCACGCAAGTCGCGTTGATACCACCAGTGGTGGCGCAAATAATATCCTCGTCCGCCGGTTCAGTCGTGGTGCCGGGTGTAAATTTCTTAAGCAAGACGCCCGCGTCAAGTTGCAGGTCGTCAAAAGTGCTTTTGGGAATAACTGCAAATTTACCCATTTCATAAATCCTTTCTTAATTTTTTGTTAGATATTCGGCGGTGACATTGATTATCTTCCGCCGGATTTGGTCGTCGTCCGGGTCGGACATATTCTGCGCAAACGGCGTGCCGCGCTTTAGCCATATATAGCCATCAGCAGCGGGAATGACTAATCCGTCAAAGCCAAGTGTCTCGCTCATCTTGTCGGCCATCGCATTGCACGGCTTCCAAGTCGTTCCCCTGTACCACAACGAAACGGAAATGCTGGTATCGCCGCTTCCATCAGCGTGAAAGCTGTCTGTCACAAGCGCGTACGTCAAATACGGCAGTGCTGCGCCCTGCGGCACCGTCGTCTCCTCATACGCTGGCAGGAAGCGCTCAAAAAACGCTTGTATCGCTGCCGCTTTGGTCTGCGCCATTTGCTTTGCCCTCCCCTTTGGACTTTACTACAAAACTACAAAAGCTACAACAAAACAAGGTTCTGTATTTAATATATTTCAATATATATGCCCCTCTTTATATTACTCTCTAAAACTTTGTAGAGTTTGTAGAGAGAGTATATAAAGTACCTTGTTTTTGGCTCAACGGCGCCATTTTTGGCATACTACAAACTGCCACTACAACGGCGCCTACAATGCTACATTCTCGCCCGCTGACGGCTTATTTTACCCGCCAACGCTGGGCGTGAACTCCTCAGCCGTCACTTGGAACACTTGGAAGCTGGCGGATTTTGGCGTCATCTTGTCGTCGCCGTCGGAAGTCACACGGAACACTTTGCCGTCCGACAGCCGCTTGAACACATCGTAATATTCAATCCGTGTGCCGATTGGAACGGTAACGGTGTACAGACTTGTAACTCCTGCTTTTTCCGCCGTGCGTGCTTCCATCGAACTGTCAAAAGTGATTGCCGCCTTAAACGGTGCACCATCCACCCAGCTGGTGGTATATCCGCCCTCGCCGTCCGGCTTGTCGATTTTCCGTACAAAGACGCACTCTGTCATTGCTTGTGCCAAAAGGCTCATTGCAGTTTCCTCCATTCGTTTAAGCGTGAACGAAAGACAGCAGGCCAGTCAAGCGCAGCACCGTTTGTGTCCGTTCCTCGGTTATAAGAATATCCGCCGAAACTTTCGCTCACAAATGCGCCGGGCTTGCCCGCCTCGCTCTCGCAAAACGCCTTGATTTCCCTTGATAAGTCCACCAGTTTAGGAGGTATCGCCAGTGCCCATATCGCCCCGCTGAAAGCCTCGTCGGTCAAATCCGAGTCAGCCTCGGCATACCTATGAACGCCATCATTAAAGACGCTCCCCACGATGCGGAAGTATTGACCTTCCTGCAAAAAGTCCAGCGGCGTGATTTTGCCGCCTTCAATTTTGAACTCCCCCTTGTGAATTCCATTCGGAACCAAGAAGTAGTTGTGCAACTTTGCACAAATTTCTGTCAGCATAGTCACGCCGCCTTCCTTGTCTTAGGTCTTAATTCGGTTTTGCTTCGCTTAGAATGTGCACTTCAAACCGGCCAGACGCTTAGCGTCAACAACTTTTGCGCCATACACATGCAGACCCTTCACGGCGTCAGCAAAGCGCTTCTCGGGGCGATAAGCCTCGGTGCTCACAATCTGCTCGGCATAGGTGCACGCACCCTCGTCGCCAGCGGTGACAGTAAAGGTCGTGGTGCCGGTTGCGGTCTTGCTGAAACAGTTGTTTGACATATAAATGTCAAAACCAGCAGCACGAGCGACAACGCCGTTCTGTAGCACATCCTCGGCCATAGAACCGCCGGTCTTAACGAAGCGGTCGTCCTGCAAGATGAGAGCGATCATCTCGGGAGGTGCTACCAGCCAACGGCCGACAGTGGGCACATTCGCCTTGTCAAGCAGCAGCTTCATTTTGACGACGTTCTCGTACACATTTGCAGCGGTCAGCGCCACAGCGTCGGTAGCAACAAGGTTGCCGTTGCCAGCGGTGATAGAATCGGCCAACTGTTTAGCCAGGTAAGCGTCAGCGGCGTCGTTCAAGCCATAAGCTGCGCGCTCCATTGCCTTGTCCATCACATCACCGGCAGCCTGGGCAGCGTCCACATCGTCAACTTGGAAGTTGAAGTATTTAGCCTGGTCGATGGTCAGGCTCTGTGCGGTGGTAGCCAGCGCTTCCGGGCCGCTGGTAAAATCGGTGTTCTTGGTGTAGTCGCCGATGGTTACAGCACCAATAGTGTTGATTTTAACGGTATCACCCTGCTGCTTGATTTCGCCCTCGTAGTCACGATTGACCACATTAGCGAAGACATGCGATTTATCCAGCGCATTCAGCAGTCGTGCGTCCCAAATTTGCGGGATAAAAGAAGAAATAGCCATCTTTTTCTTGCTCCTTTTTCAATTTAGTTTGTCGATTTCAACGACTGTTTGATATTCTCCCAATTGGCATTGATTTCTGCGGCAGACATTTTCTTCATATCATCAGCGGAAAAAACGGTCTTATTCTGCGTGTTCCCGGGCGGCGTTGAAGTGTTCGCACCTCTCTGCCCCTCGGACACGATGAAGTCAGCCCATTCAGTTTTGACGGCTTCCGTCAGCTTGTCAGCGCCCTTGATTTGGCCTTTTGCGTCAAGTTCGATACTGTCGATGTCCGACACCTTCAACACGCTGTCAACTCGTTTATCGGAAACTCCTGCGGCCTGTAATAATTTACGGTAAGCCGTCGCCTTTGCCGTGTGTGCTTCCTTAACGCTTGCGGCCTGTTTGAATTCGTCAAACTCTTGCTTAAGGTCATCATAATGCTTCTTGTAGCCATCGTTATCCCCGGCTGCTTCAAGCTGCTTTTTCGTTTCGTCCAATTCCTTTTGGACGCTCGCCAATTCCTGCGCCTTGCCTTTCAAGGTGTCCCGCTCCTCTTTCAGTGCGTCCACCGTGTCGGCGTGGGCTTCAATGATTTGGTCAATCTGTTCCTCGCCAATGCCCATTGCTTTGAGCATTTTTCTTGTCAATGCGATAAGTCATTCCTCCGTTCTTTTTCGTAGCAATGACCGCCAATGCCAAAAGAACCTTGTCTCCTTTTCCTCGGCGGCTTTTCTTTGCCGTTAGATTTTTGTTCTTGCCTTAATTATACAGCAAGCAGAATTTTTTGTCAACGATTATACAAAAAGTTAATGATTAAGCGTTTCGCAGGCTGTCCTCAAGCAGTTGCTTGTACTCCGCAGTATTTTGAGTCGCGGCATTTCGTAAATAATGGGCAGCCGCCATTTTTCGGGTGCCCTCCTCTACATACAGCGCATATTCAACATTTGTGCCAATATACGCCGCTTTGTTAGTGGTGGCGTGTGAAATGCTGTTCATAAGTCGCCCGGTGTCAACTCGTGGAAAGTCCCGCACATTCGTCTTTGCGTGCGTCTCCGCCGACGCTCCGATAGCTTCAAGCCCGCGCTCGATAGCATTTTGTAGTGCCTCTTCAAATTCTTCCGTGTTGTCTTTTACTGTTACGCTTTCGCTCATTTTTTGCTTACCTCACTAAGCGGTTTGAAACCTACTATCTTGTATCCAAGGGCACAGCGGCAGTTGTATGTATTCGCAGGGTCTGCCGCCGGGTCACCTGGGTACATTATAGAGCCGATAGAATTAACGAACGGCTTATCCTGCGGCACGGACTTCATATCGAGTTCGGCGTGCCAGTCTCTCGTCCTGGCGTCGTGCGCAGCAATCCACATTTTGTTGACCACAACGCCCTTTTCTTCCATCTCGCCGAGCATATCCATACGCCCTTTGTTTTCAGCACCGGTGACAGCCGTCCGTGCAGTTCTAACAGCTGCGTGCATATTCATTTGCTGCACCTTGGCAATGCGGTTTGCAATCTTCGGAATGCTGTCTCCTTGCAGAATTCCTTGAAGGACCTCGGAATTGATTTTCTTCATATTACACCGGACATCCTTGGCTTTGTTCAGCTTCCGCAGCGGCAACAGGGAGCGATCACCTCGCAAGATCAAATTCTCAACCGTGTGAGCGTCTACCAGCGAAAAGGAAAAGCCCCGCAGTTCTCGCTTGGCGGCTTTCCCTATCGCATTGTAATTCAAAGCGTAGACTTCCGGCAGCCTGCCGTTGGTGTATTCAAGCGCGATTTCATTAACCCGGCTCAAGTTCTCGGCGGTCTGTTCCGCAATGCTCTTGAACCGGTCATTCTGTACAGTCGTTTCACGCTTGGCAAATGCCAACTCACGACCAGCCCGCTTGATTTCTGCCTTGTCGCCGGTTTTCTTGGCGGCTTCATACCGCTCTTGCAAGCTGGCCAGCCTTGGCTCGGTTTCCGCCATATAAGCGTCCCAGGCCTGCCGCACCTCATCTTGCGTCTGCCGGTATATCCGCCGAATGCGGCGCTCCAGCGAAAGCAATAACTTGTCTGTTTCTCTGTGTGCCTTATCTGCCAACGCTGGCGCCTCCTTTTTAGTTCTTTGACGCTTCCGGGTCAGCAGCTACGGAACCATCGTATGGAATGCTGACCAACTTACCTTTGTACCACTGATAGAATACAACACAGCCGTCTTGAATTTCAGTTCCCATTATTTTCCGCCTTTCTTTTTCATCTTCTCGGTGATCTTTTCAAGCAGCGCCTGCAATTCCTCATCCGTCAAGGCGTCCAAGTCGTCAGCCTGCCCGCTTCCGGTCGGCTCATTACCTTGCTGGCCAACATCCTGCTCTGACTGCTTCCCTGCCGGTTCTGCTCCATCAAGGGCTGGTGCGTCGTCAATCTCGACCCGGCTGCCCTCTTCGTCTCTCTTTCTCTTGATGATCTCATCCGCCTGGTCGCCAATACCAAGCAAGAAGCAGACTTGCTCTGTAATTGTTTCGTCGTCCAAATACTCGGCAGCGGAAAGAACCATCTGCATTTCCTCGGATTGATTTACAATCTTTGACCGCTTGAAGCTGACGCTGTCGGTGATTTCTGCAATCTGCAAAATCTTTTCCACAAAATTCGTAACGCAATACTCGAACATATCCGTCTTGCTGTCAAGCGGCTGATATGCCGCCCGGATTTCCGTGGCAGTTTTTGAGTTTGCCGAAAGGTCGAGAACGTTCAAGCACATGAAGTCCTCGTACAGCCGCGCCTTGATTGTATCAATCGCAGCGTCGGACGCGCTTATCGGTGCTTCAACTGTGTGGGCTTCAACCTGCGCGCCGTCATCGTCAATATGAGCAACATGCATTGTCCGCAACCGCTCCAAGAACCGCTGGTCGTCCTCATCGTCCATTCCGCCAGCGTTGGTGATCGCCCAGTAGATCATGTTGCCCTCGTCAACGTTGTTCACGAGGTTGCTGTTGATAAGGTCAAATGCGTCGAGCGTACCCTGCCGACCAACCAACTCCGACTGCTTCTTGTCGTTGCCATACAGCGGAACAATCGGGAATTCCGGGTAATTCTCGAAGTCGTAAATTTCGGTTCCGTCAGCGATAGAGTGCCGCACCTTCATCTTGTAGGCGGTCTTTGGCTGAATAATCAAGATTTTTTCATTGGTGCCAGTCGGGCTTAGGTACTCCGTGTAGCCGTCCACTTCATAAAGAGTTGCCCGCAGCGGCTTGTCGTCTGCAAGCTGCCAAAAGCGAATGCCAGCACGCAGCGCTCCGCTTTCCTCATCAAACAAAGGGACGAACTCTGTCACATCGAACACATCAAGATGGTCAAGGTTCCAAAAGCCAAAAGCCACGCCGCCAATCAAAGCAGACTTGCCGATATTCTGCAGTTGGTAGTCAAAGTCATAAGAACCGCCGTGCAGTTCACCTTGTCCGCCGCCCAGCTTTTCCTTTGTCTTTTTATCGCCAAAAATGGCACCGTTACCGAGCAAATACTGATTTTCTTGCGTGATCGCAAAATTGAAAAAATTGCTTGTGATCTTGTGGTTCGGTGCCCATCTGTCAATATGAGCGTCGCCACGCAAGTCATAGATTAACTTTTCATAGTGCATTATCGTCGGATTTAACCCGCGATAATACTCCCACGCCCGGCAAGCAGTCCGGTAAAGCTGCCCTGCCTTGTGCTGGCGGATAGCGGAAAGGACAAACGCCTGCCGTTTGCCCTCAAATGCCCCGCACGCTTCAAGGTCTTGGAAAGTCAAATAAGTAGAAATTGTAACCACCCTTTCATCGTGTTTTTATTTAGCCGCATTTAGAATAAGCGGACTTTCTTTTTTGCCGATTTTTTTACGCAAAATCGTGTTTACAAAATAGCGAATATCGTCCATCGCGTGGTCGTTCTCCTTAACCACTCGGTCGTCCCCTGCCTTGTCGTCCCAGCGATATAGCCCAAACTCTGCAATGCTGTCAACGCAAGAGCGGTGAATTTGGATGTTGCCAGCGTGCAGGTAAACCGATACCCGGCGAATGCCGTCAAGGACTGTATTGTCAGCTTTAATGACATTGAAGCCACGCTGCCGCAGTGCTGCGATAAATGAAGCCGCAGACGGGTCAACAATGACCTTTCGGATTTTATATCCATCAGCCAGCTGCTCCACATCGTCGCAATACTGCTCGTCTGTCCTTTGTACAGCCTTTTGGCGGCCATTATAATAGAACTCCTTAACCCTTGTTGCCTTTGAACCTAAAACACACCACAGGCCAGCAGAGAACGGATTTTGCGTGCCGTAGTCAATTGAGATATAATACTCTCCATTCGTCGGCACCTCGTCGGTTATATTGTCCTCGCCAAAATCGTAAACCAAGCCTTCGGCGACGCACCACTCACCGAGAATGTACCGCCGGTAGAATACTCCAGTGTACATCGTCTCATAACGCTTGAGTATGTGCTCCGTCAGCGCCGGGTTGTCTCGCAACTCAAAATGCAGCCGCAAGGCATTGTGCGACTCCGGCTGGCTCACCCATTCGGTGTAAAACCAGTGCTGCGGGCTGTCCGGGTTGCAGTTAAACCAAAACTTTGATCCATCAACCGAGCAGCGGGAGAGTGCTTGCTCTACAAACGACCGGGGCATTAGTGCAACCTCGTCCAGCAGAATACCCGCCAGCGTTCGCCCTTGAATGAGCGTGAAGCTGCTTTCATCTTTGCCGCCGAATATTTCAAAATAATTCTCGACCTGGCCACACCGAACAACAAGCAGCTTGTCGCTCCGACACCATTGTATGTCCAACCGCTCCCTCGGCTCGGTCATTCCAAGGTATGGCACAACTATGTTTTTTACGGCGCTGTCAACGGTCTTTCCGCAAATGCCAAACCGCTGCCTGTCATATCGGCGCATAGCGTCCTCAACGAACGCATACATCATCCAAACGGTCTTACCGGAACGGATGGCGCCATCGGCAATCAAAGCGTCAAAGCGCGTGTAAGGAAACGCCAAGATTTGCAGCTGCTTATCACTTAATGCCGGCATTGCTTCCCTCGTTCTGTTCTATTGCTCTCGCGGTTTCTTTCAGTGCCAAGGTCAGCGGGTCATCTTCCCGCCTGTCAACCGCAACGGTGTACTCGCCTCGGTCACTTTGGCCAAGGTACTGCTTTCCGAGCCAAATTGCCATATTTGCGTTCTTTTCCGCCAATCGAAACTGGGCGCGGCGCAATGATATTTTCCCCACGCCACGCTTTTCCTTGAAAACTTCCGAAAAATTCATCTCATAAGTTCTCTTGCACCAAGACTCCAGCGTATCAGAACAAACTCCAAACCAGCCGCAAATCTCTTCTTGCGTGCATTGCAGGCCGCAGAGTTTTTCAAATTCAATTTGGCTTATTTCTGCTCGTGGTCTACCCAAGAACAAATCACTCCATTTCAGTTGTACTTAAAATTTCACTTTCGTTTGGTAAATCGACATCACCGAAAACGCCGTGAATTTGTTTTTCGTCGCCTTTATAAAACACTAATATTTTTTGATGAAGATTAACAACTTTTCTTTTCGCATTAAATTGACGAGAAGCCCGAGCTGCTCCTGTCCCAATCGCGTTTACAATGACAATGTCGTTATAAAAATGCAATCCGGAGTCCGAAAACGCCTTTTTGGTTTTATCTACAAAGTCACGATAAAAACCTTTTTTGTCTCTCACTTCACCAACAACAAACGCCGCAAATCTATTATTTTTCAATTTTCTGCAACATTTTTGTATTATTTCTGCATACGCGTGCAAAAAATCGTCATAATTCATATTTGATAAATCTCTTGGGTCGTCGCTGTAAACTTCAAAATCTACATACGGTGGGCAACTAAAGACAAAATCAACACTGCAATCTTCGATGTATTCATCGATATTGGCGCTGTCGTCGCAATAATATTCCGGATGAATTTTATTCTTTGCAGCGACGGCCATATTTGCGTCAATTTGTTCACGGCGCAAATCGAATCCGTAATATTCATATCCAAGAATGCACGCAACTGCTCCTCGAACAGACCCGCCAGAAAACGGGTCAAGAATGCTTCCACCTTTTACGTTAAACCAGCGATACATCAATTCACAAACAACCGGATCAAAATAAGAGGTACCGTTTCGTGCGTCAAATTCAGTGAAATCGCATTTACTTTTCCACGCTCTTTTTCTATCTTGCCAATACCCTTGCCTTGTATCGAACACAGAAAACGGAGGAACGACAAACTTATCGACAAGAGTTTTTTTTGGGTGGGCAATTTCGTCGGATATAAAATTATCATCACATTTATGCAAAAAATCAAATTGAAAGCAAAAATCGCTCAAATCGACTTCCGGC